CTAAATCTGCCTAACTATGAAAGCGTTAATCAAAATTACAGAACAAAACGGCAAACAAGCCGTGTCAGCTAGAGAGTTACACTCTTTTTTAGAGATAAAAGATAAATTCGCAGATTGGATAAAGCGAATGTTTGAGTATGGATTTATTGAAAACATTGATTATCAGATTTTATCGGATTTTTCCGAAAAAATAGGCAGAGGTCGTCCATCGGTTGATTACGCCCTTACACTAGATTGTGCAAAAGAGATTTCAATGTTACAGAGAAGCGACAAAGGCAAACAAGCGAGGCGTTACTTCATAGAGTGTGAGAAGAAACTTAAAACCACCCTACCCACCACCTACAAAGAAGCCTTACTTGAACTCATCAAGAAAGAAGAAGAAAAAGAGGTATTACTCTTGCAAAATCAAGAGCAACAAGCTCAACTTGAAGCACAAGCCCCAAAGGTATTATTTACAGAGGCGGTAATGGGTAGTAAGACCTCGTGTCTTATTGGCGAGTTAGCCAAAGTAATTACTCAAAACGGTTACGAGATAGGCGAACGGCGATTGTTCAAATACCTAAGAGAAAATGGCTATTTGGGGCGTAAAGGCGAACGCTACAACATACCCAATCAAAAATATGTAGAACAGGGTATTTTTGAACTCAAAAAAGGCACTCGTTCAGGTAGCGGTGGCGTTATGCATACCACCATAACCACAAAGGTAACAGGCAAAGGGCAGGTTTATTTTGTAAACAAATTTCTCAAACACCTACAAAGTGCCTAACAACAAATGGGGCTGAAACACGCCCCTATTTACACAATTCTAAACCATAAAATTATAAACTTATGAACCCAACATATTTAAAACAAATAATGCAATTAGCGTGGCAGTTTTTCAAACAAACAGGTTTAAAATTTAGCGAATGCCTAAAAAAAGCGTGGGCAAATTACAAACTAAAAAAGAGAATGCAACAGGGTATTGTTCGTTTCTACTTTCAAAAGGTAGACGGTAGCATTAGAGAAGCGTGGGGTACTTTGAAAGCCGATTTACTACCTGAAACCAAAGGTTCAGAACGAAAAGAAAACCCAACCACACAAGTCTATTTTGATACAGAGGTCAATGAGTTTAGGTGTTTTAAAAAGTTTAATTTAATGTATTGATAATTTAAAAGCGTGTTTTAAAATCAAAATCTTTATTTTTTTTGAATTTATACACGCTTTAATATTTGAAATATAATAGATTAAGACTACTTTTGTAAAGTAATGATTGAAGCAAAAGCCATACAGAAGTACAAAACAAAGACAAGGGGTAAGTTAGTAGAACAAGCTCAAAAGTTAGTAAACTCTTATGTGCGTCAAAGAGACGCAATAAACGAAAGAGGCGACTTTATTTGTATTTCGTGCGGCAAGTATAAGCCCAATCATCAATGCAATGCAGGGCATTATTTCAGTAGGGGCGGTTATCCGAGTGTAAGATTTGACCTAGATAACATTCATAGTCAATGTATACAGTGCAACCTGCACCAACACGGTAACCTCATACCCTACCGAGAAAACCTTATCAAAAAGATAGGCGAAAAGAGGTTTGAACAATTAGAGCAATTATCAAAAATGAGTATTAAGCACGATAGAATAATGCTCATTGAGTTAATAGAAAGAATGAAACAACAATTAAAAAAAATAGAAAAATGAAAATAAAGGTAAATAATACAGAAGTTGAGGCTTACAAGCTGTTAATGAGAAAGCCTTATGCAGAAGCTATCGCAAACGGTAGTAAAACGGTAGAAATAAGAGATTTTTCAGACTTTTATCATAAAATGTTTGTAGATAAAGAGAAGGAAAAAACCTTTAATAAGTATTTGGAAAATCCAGACGGTTCTATGGGTATAGATGATATTGTGCGTGAAGATATAACATACATTAGATTCACGAACTATAATCAATCGTGGCACTTAGATGTAGAAATATACCCACCGCACATTATAAGCCCAGCAGATGAAGAAGATGTTAAATTTGTAAGAGAATCATACGGATTTAACGAGCTAGATGAAGAACCTGCAAAATTCAAAAATCTAACAGATGAAGACGAAGTGCCTATGATTTTCGCAATACCTATTGCAAGAGTAATCAATAGAGAAAACATTTAAAACAAAATTAACCATTAAAACTTAAATTATTATGCCAGAACCTTATGCAGTTCGTTACACAGGCGGGAAAAGACAAGCCTACCGAACAAAAAAAGACTACGAGAAAGGGAAACTGTCTTCTTTTGGTAGAACTAACAGAAGATTGAAGGCTAACGGTGCAATTTAGTAATAAATGAACCTGCTAGCCGACACAATGAAGAGTATTAAAGCCTTGTCTGAAAAAACGGACAGGGTTTTACTCTTTCATTCTGCCAATGGCAAAGATAGCATCGCTTTACTCGAAATGTTAAGCCCTTATTTCAAAGAGGTAAAGTGTGTGTATATGTATATGGTCAAAGACCTTTCGCATATAAACAAATATATTCTTTGGGCTGAAAAAAGATATAAGAATGCCTCGTTTATTCAAACCCCACATTACGCCTACTACAACTATAAAAAATTAGGCATCTGCGGGACTAATGAGGTAAATTATGCACAATACAGCCTATCAACAATTACAGAAAAAATTAAGGAAGAAACAGGTATCCAATGGGTAGTGTATGGGTTTAAGCAAAACGACAGCCTCAACAGGAGGTTGATGTTGCGAACCTATGAAAACGAAATAACAAACGAAGAGACACAAAAGATATACCCATTATCCAAGTGGTCTAATAAAGAAGTTTTGCAGTTTATAAGTAAAAAAAGACTTATAGAACCGTTACAATATGGAAATGTAGGAAACACAAGGTCGCAAGGAACAGATGTAACAAACCTTTCTTTTCTTTTATGGTGTAGGGCAAACGCTCCAGAGGATTTAAAAAGAGTTATAAAAGAGTTTCCCGACACGGAAAGAATTTTATTTGAATATGACTATGAAAAACAAAATAAAGCAATCTGAAACTAGAACTATACTAAGAAGCCAAATAACACCTGCTCCATACAATCCAAGAAAGATAACCGATGAAGCAAGAAAAGCCTTAAAAAAGAACATCAAGGCAAACGGAATTATAGGGGGAATGGTATGGAACGAACTAACCACAAATTTAGTATCGGGGCATCAAAAATTATCTATTGCTGACGAAGTAAACAAATACAATCCCTCTACAAAAGAAAACGACTACGAGATAAAAGTAGAAGTTATCAATGTGGATTTAAAGACGGAGAAAGAGCTAAACATATTCTTTAACTCCAAGTCCGTACAAGGAGAAATGGACTACCAAAAATTGGCTTTAATCGTTCCTGATATTGATGTAGATTTGGCAGGTTTAGATGATATAGACCTTTCTTTTATAGAGGTAGAACTACCTAAAGACTTAAATATTGAAGTGCCTACTTTTGAACCTCAAGAAGAAAAGAAAGAAAAGGCTAAAACACAAGATAGTGAAGAAAAAGCCTCACAAGAGGAAAAAAAACAAGCCGTAAAAGAAGCTAAAGCGAAAGTTAAGGAAGGAGCCGTTTACGAGGGAGACCCTTATATCACCCTATCTTTTGACAGCTATGAGAATAAAGTGTTTTTCTTAGAGCGATTTCACTTAAACGGAGATACTAAGTTCATAAAAGGAGAAGAATTTGCAGAAATAATAGAGAATGGAGAATAAAGTAGGAAGACCCACGAAATACGACGCTAATTATCACCCTGCACAAGCATTAAAATTTTGTTTGGCTGGGCTTACTGATGCTCAAATGGCTAATTTATTTGAGATTACAGAAGGGACTTTAAATAATTGGAAGAACGAACACCCCGAATTTTTAGAGTCCATAAAAAAGGGAAAGGAAGAAGCCGATGCTAATGTGGCTTCTACTCTGTATAAAAGAGCTTTGGGGCATAAGGAAAAAAGACAAGTACCAATCAAAGTAAAGCAATATGACGAACGCGATAGACAGATAGAGAAAGTAGAAGTTGTAGAGGTAGAAGACTATTATCCTCCTGAAACATCAGCCCAAATATTTTGGTTGAAAAATAGACAACCTAAAGCGTGGAGAGACAGGCAGGATATAGAGCTAAACCAAAAAGGCAGCATCAACATTTCGGATTGGCTCAAAATAAATAATCAACAAGAAAAAGAATAATTTTTTATAAATAATACAATTTAGTCTAATAAAATCCCCAGCGTAAGACCAAAACAAAGCAAAAAACACGCCTTTATATTGACAAATTCACAAAATGCCAATAAAAACACAAGAAGTATATAACCCACTTTACACCAACAAAGACAAGTTTATTATACTCCTTACAGGAGGTAGAGGGTCTGCAAAATCCTACAATGCGACTACCTTTGTAGAGCGATTATCTTTTGAAGCTGGGCATAAGATACTCTTTAGCCGTTACACGATGACCTCCGCTCGTATTTCTATCATTCCAGAGTTTGAGGAGAAAATAGAAAAAGAGGGCGTGCAGGAATATTTTACAGTAACAAACAATGAAATACTAAATAAATTTTCAGGAAGTAGTGTTTTATTTAGAGGGATAAAAACTTCGTCAGGAAACCAAACGGCAAACCTTAAATCCATACAAGGGATAACCACCTTCGTGGGCGATGAAATGGAAGAGTGGGAAAGCGAGGAAGATTACGAAAAGTTAATCCTATCCATTCGTCAGAAAAATAAACAGTTAAGAGTTATACTGATACTCAACCCTACCGACTCCGACCATTTTATTTATAAAAAATACATTGAAAACACCCACAAGATAGTACAGATTGACGGTGTAGATGTGCAGATAAGCACCCACCCCGATGTCCTACATATCCACACGACCTATTTAGACAACATAGAGAACTTGTCGGAACAATTCTTGTCTAATATAGAACGTATAAAACAGGAAAGTATAGAGCAGTGTACTATAAACGGTAAATTAGCCCAAGTCCTATTTAATAAGAGCAAGTACGCTCAAAAAATCATAGGCAGGTGGGCTGATATGGCAGAGGGCGTTATCTTTACTAATTGGAAGGAAGGCGACTTTGATACATCTATTCCTTACTGCTATGGTCAAGATTACGGATTTAGCATAGACCCAGATACATTAGTTAAGGTAGCTATTGACCACAAAAGAAAAATTATCTATGCTGATGAGAAATATTACGGAAA